CATTCTTTACATTTGTTTAGGTGTCCATCAGCCATTTTGGAATGCTTATAAAACTCCAAAAGTGGCTTAATGGCTTGACATTTAAAACATTGTTTTTGATCTTCTACTACTACTTCATTAGGTGTTTCCATTTATATGTTATGTTACAAATTTATATTTATGTTCTTAATTTTTTATTTATTTAAAGAAGCTTGGATGCTCATTGCCCATTTCAATTAATAACTTTACATTACGTTATTTATTATAACAAATAAATTCATCTTATTCATTTTCACTATACCCAAGGTCTTTGTCTTGGCCGCAATTTTTTCACAAAAATTGTTTAGTAGAATAAGCTTTAGGGGTTTCAAGCAGTTTGATTTTCTTACCAGGGGTTTTCATTTGACTATACTTACATATGTTCAAATCCCTGATTAACATCAATGGTCCTAAAAGGATCCATAAAAGGCTTTATGAATATCTTATTTTTTCGATATTCCCTGATGTTTTTCTACCCTACAGGCTTTTAAGGTATACGTCTTGAGCGCCGTAAGCTACGAGTTGCATTAATCCGCCTCCCATTTTATAATATCCCTAAAGAAAAAAAAATTCTTAAATTTAATTTAATTGTTTATTTAATTTAATTAAATACCTACATATTATGACAATATATTATTAATGTTACTATTATCCTTCATAAATATGGATAAATATGCTTCATCAAAAATTTCTCTTTTTCCTTCATGATTTTTTGTAAAAATATAAGATGTTTGTTTTTTTTTAATTGACCAACCATTATCTAAAGCATTATATAAAAACAACATTTTTTTAAATTTGGATTCATCTATCTCAAGTTGCCCTGACTTATTTTCTATGTTTATTGTGATATCAGTTACCTTATCCGTTACCTTGTCCATTAACTTATTCTTTGAAACTATTATTTATATTTAAACTTGTTTCTATTTCTAAATATATGTTTTTAATAATATCTAATTAAATAAATTTACTCTTTATATATATTGAATAATGCCTAGCTTTAAGCCTAAATCTAATAAAAAAATACGTATATGTAAAAAATATACAACTACACTCGATGGCAAACATAAGGAATTCATTAATGAATTTTCCAAAAATGAATTTGATACTATACCTAAATTAAAACAAGAAAGATCTTTATTAAAAAAACAAATAGAAGATTTTGAAAATAATAATAAAAATAAAGGAGAGATTGAACCTAATGGAGAAAATTTAATAAATATTGAAAACATAATGGATATGAAAGATCGTATAAAGGAAATAAATTTAACAATTAAGGATTTAAAGGACAAAAAAAATAATTATTTTCTTGATAATTCTAAATTTATATTTGAATATTTTGAAAATAAAAAAAATATTAATAACATTGAATCTAATTCAGATTCTAATAATATTGTTACATCTAAAAGTCAATTACTTTTTAATTTCTTTAAAATTCAAAATGATAATCATGAAGAAAATATTACTGAAAACAGAAATAAAAATATTGTTCAAAAATATCTTTCTAATATCGATGAATCATTTATTGATATGAATTCTTTTGTTCGTTCTACTGATGTTTGTCAGCAATGTTTTAAGGGCGAACTTATTCCTCTTGATGATGAAGGTGTCCTTATTTGTAATGCGTGTGCTGTAAATATTCCATATCTTATTGAAAATGAAAAACCTTCTTACAAAGAACCACCCAAAGAAGTTTGTTTCTATGCCTACAAAAAAATCAACCATTTCAAAGAAATTCTCGCACAATTTCAAGGTAAAGAAACTACTCAAATACCCGATGAAGTTATTGATCAAATACACTTACAAATTAAAAAGGAGCGAATTAATATCGATCAACTAACACATTATAAAACTAAAGAAATTCTTAAGAAACTGGGGTTTAATAAATATTATGAGCATATAGCATTTATTAAAAATAAATTAGGCATCAAACCGCCTATTTTTAGTCCAGAATTAGAAGACACACTGTGTAACCTTTTTATGGAAACTCAATCACCTTATGCCAAAACTTGCCCTGATTATCGCGTTAATTTTTTAAACTATTACTATGTTCTTTTTAAATTTTGCGAACTCTTGGGCGAAGAGCAATTCCTCGAATCAATCCCTCTGCTTAAAGATCGGGAAAAACTTATCGAACAAGACGAAACATGGAAAAAAATGTGCGTCGAATTAAACTGGGAATTTATTCCTACTGTTTAAATTCCACCTTTTTAAAGGTTGAGCCAAATAGAATCCAAATAGAATCCAAATAGAATCCAAATTCATTAATAATATAAACATCTAGTTGTATTTATATTATTTATATTATGTTGTTTGGCTCCACCTTTTTAAAGGTGGAATTTAAAACCCTCCAGGAAAAGAAACTAAATTTGCTCCAATTCCGAATCCGGCTCCAGTTCTTGAACTCACACCCATACTAGGAATATATGTATCCAAAATAGCAAAAGTTGCAGCAGCTGTTAATGCTAACAAAGCAATTTCTTCTAAATTCAAAGATCGTTTGGGGATCGCAAAGGCAGCAATGGCTACCATTAGACCTTCAATCATGTATTTTACAACACGCTTAATTAGTTCGGCAACATTAAACATTCCCATTGTTTATATAAAATAAAAAGAAAATAAAAAGAAATAATAATAATTTATTAAATTAAAACTTAAAACAAACTAAATAAATAAATATATAATGAGTGGGAAGTCGAAATCAAATATTGCTAAAAAATTGGCATTTGAACGAAAGCAAAAGAATGATGGCTCTACTAATCCTAAATATGTTGATCTACTTGATGTCGATAAGCCCGTTGCTGGACAAACTTTTGGATGTTTTTCCTTTATTACTCCGGAAAAAATTCTCAAACAAAAGGAGATGTTCTTTTTTGAGGAATTCCTAAAGAAGTGGGAATTTTCTAAATCTATGGAGAAATTTCATCAATTCATTAATTTCCTTTCTTATAAATATAAATTATCTTTTGAGGATGTCATGAAAGACTATGAGGGCTTTGTTAAGGAAGAGCGTGATAACATTATTAACTCATCTATTGAAGATGACTATAAAACTTTTATTGATAAGGAGGAGGACAATCTTGAGAAAAAATTCAATATCCAGCATAATTTTCAAACCTCAGTTCGCGGATTCAAGTCTAGAGGCCATTTTGCGTCTCAGGAAGAGGCTGAGTTGAGAGCTCGTTTGCTACGAGAAATTGATCCTAGTTTTGATGTTTTTGTCGGGCCTGTCGGCACTTGGCTTCCGTGGGAACCTGAGGCTTACAAGACTGGCCGCGTTGAATATATGGAAGAAGAACTTAACCAATTGGCTCAGGAAAAACAAAAGAATGAATCTTCTGCGAAAACCGCATTTGAGGCACGTGTTAAGGAAACTAAACAAAAGGCGATTGATGATAATAAGAAAAATGCGGATAAACACGGTAATGTTCTTACTCAGGATATTGATACAGAGGGCAACTTGATTGGAGTCAGTGCTACAAGTCAAGAAAAGGCATTATCCGCTTCTTCTGAGACCATATCTGTGGCGGATATCCGTTCAGAGTTGTTTGATGGTGAAAATGTGGTTGTCGGTAAGACTGATTATGGACGATCAGAGCTTGTAAGCGGTCCATTTGCTCTTAATGGGAAGGAAAAAGATGAATAGATGTATAATATAAGTAATTGTAAATAATATATAATTTAAATAATTTATATATTATTGTTATTTTTTACATGATTTGTTTCGCCTAAATTTTCTTTTTGATAATCGTTTTTTAAACCGATGTTTAGTTTGACGCTTACGATGGATTTTACGATGGATTTTACCACCAGATTGAATAGACTTAAACATATCGTTAATTGTAACTTGTATATCACCCATCTCAAATAGTTGATCATTTTCTAAAAAAAGACGTTGTAGATTATGCATATGATTCATACCTACGCTCATGATAACTAATTTAATATTTTCCTTGATAACCGCAGCTGTAATACGAGTTACCATAATTCGGTCTCTAAAATCTCTCAAACGATCTTGAAGTCCTAACATAACAAGTTGTTTATCTATTAGTGGTGCATCAATCAATTCTTGTAACATTTGCGTTGCGGGAAAAATACTATCATATTTTTCAAAATATGGTATAGCATTCATAAGTGAATCCCTAAAATGTTCTTCATAACCACTTCTATTTTGAAGAGCATCCCTATAGGCTGTATTCATCATTGATAATAATGAGCTACGTTGTTTGTCACTATCTTTAGAAATATCTATAAAAGTTGTTAAACCATAAGCAGTGAAGCATATCACAATGTAGTCGTCAGTATAATGACCCGCAGCACCTCTAGGTAATGACTCACGTGTTTTGCCACGTTGTATATATTCACTGATATAATGAATTTCTTTCATTATAGAAAAAATCGCAGATAAAGCCACAATGCTTTCCAATGATGGGTTTGCCTTAAGTGAATTCGGCGTAATCTCAGTCATGTGTTTATTATTTTTAAACAAACCTGAGAATAAATTTGAAGGTTCTCTGCCTTCTGAAAAACATAAAATAGACTGTGGTTGTATAGAATTTTGAGAAGCAAACTGTAATAGTAAAGGTTTAAACATTTCATTTAAATGTTGGTTAGCATGATCTTCACCAATAATTAATACTTTGCATTTTTGACTCATATATATATATATAAATAATTTATAATTGACATGATAAATTATTTCGCTTATTAAAAGCGGTTTTTACCATTTGCTCTTTTTGACGGCAATTTTGGGTCCGGCACCTCGCTTCTTGACGTTGTTTGGATCATACTGTTCCTCTTCATCGTCATCATTTAACTGTTTGGACAGTTCCCAGAATTCTTTTGATCCTAATTTGAAGTCATTATGAGGATCCGCTTTATACCAGAACACTTGATCTTGTAATTTGTTAGATTTTGCGTTATTATTGATCACTAAACACTCGTAATTCTCTGTGCATTGATCCATTACTTGACAAAATGACTCCAAGGTCGGAAACATACCTGCGTAATTTTCGTAAATTCGCTTCCTATTTGCGATATATGGCTCTCTTAATATAAAAACATAATCTATATTTGTTCTTAGTGTGGGCGGAATACCTAAAGGGTATTGCATTGTGATGATCAACATGACCTTCCAATGTCGTCCATTCATAAAAAGTAGTCTCATTAACTTATCACGCGACCACGTGTTGTCATATAGACAGTCATCTAGAATCACAAAAGTTCTAGGGTCGATAGTTGATCGCTTAAATTGTTCCATTTCCTTCTTAATCTGCTTCAAAACCTGTCTCTGTCGCTTTAAGATATTTTCAATAATAGCAGTATTATATTCATTATGTATAAAAAGTTTAGGCACTAATTTGCCATAAAAACCGTTACCTTCTTCTGTTCCTGAAATTACAGTCCCTATAGGGATATCTTGGTGATAATATAATAAATCTCTTACCAAAAATGATTTACCTGTATCACGTCGTCCGATTAAAACAACTACAGGACCCTTGGATTCATTTGCCTTAAAA